AGTTAATGAAGATAAAGTCATGAATCCTGGCAAGGAACTTACGGTTGCTGAAGTATCAAAGCTTCTAGGTTATGAAGTGAAAATAGTTAAGGGTTAACATTCTTTTCGAAATAGTATATAAGATATATATTAAATAAAAGGAAATTATTATGAACTATATGGCACTTGATTTTTTCTAAGGTATTATCCTTAGGAGAAAGAAAATGGAATATTTGTACCCACTCATCGCAACCGATCGCGATGGGAACACTAAACTTTTTTATGACGCCGATTCGTTTCGTAAATTTGTTAATACTCGCAATATTGGCGATTCTTTTGTCACTTGTGATTTGTACAATGTACAACGATTGAGTGTAAATGATTATATCGTTCGTGATGATCGCGGCAGAAAAATAAACCTCGAGGACTTCTATGTGCACTATGTGTATCATAGAAAGTTTTTGAAATATACTCACCGAGATGGTCCTGTTCCTAAAATCGGGCATAATATTGTTGGCTACAAACAAAATGCCCCCGCCAAAAAGAACGGCGGTAATGGTCAGCGCTCGAAGCAGGCTTCTAAAGCTCGCTATGAAAATAAAATCTATGGGTTGAATGACATTCGTTCTGAACAGTACACTAATCCATGGTGGATGTAATTAATAAACGGTAGGTCGGCTTAGAAGCAGCCATCCTTTAATAAGTAACACGATTGGAATGCGAGGTACGTAACTCAATTTTTGAGCGGATAGGAATTTATAAGAAAGCTGCGCAAACGGTGATAGACATGAGAGTAACAGGTAAGGCTGAGTATCATGTATTGGTTCCCGAGTTTTTAGCGTAAAAGCAAGCCGTTAAATAATTGTTGACAATAGAATAAACGTAGTATAAATATAAAGCATTGTAGGATTAAGTTCCTACTACAACCGAAGCTGAGCATCTCCATAATGGACCCGTAACTCAGTAGGTAGAGTGCTGGATTTTTAATCCGGATGTCCTCGGTTCGAACCCGAGCGGGTCCACCAAATTGCATACTGGTTCCTGAGCCGAGAGGGATTAAATTCTACCTAGGGGTAGAGCCTACTGAATATGGAAGCGTGGCCGAGTGGTCGATGGCTCTGGTCTTGAAAACCAGCAGACCCGAAATGGTCTCGTGGGTTCGAATCCCACCGCTTCTTCATAGAGTCCTAGAAAGTTATAAATAAGCATATAAGACTTACTATAATTCTCTAGGACTATAAATTGCATTATACAATCTATAAAACTACCAATCTGATTAATGGTAAAATTTATATCGGTAAACATCAGACATCTGATTTAAATGATGATTATTTAGGATCTGGAAAACTCCTAATAAAGGCCATAAATAAATATGGTAAAGAAAACTTTATTAGAATCTTTCTGTTTATCTTTAATAACGAATTTGCAATGAATGATAAAGAATCAGAATTGGTAACTAATGAATTCTGTTTAGATGAATCTAATTATAATATGTGCCCTGGTGGACAGGGTGGTTGGGGTTATGTTAACAACAATTCTTTAGGTGGCTTCGGTGGAAGATCAATGTCTGTTGATCATAAAAACAGACTTAAACATGGTTTTCAATTATGGAAAGATGAAAATTTAGAAGTCTTTAGGTTGATTTGTAGTAAGGGTGATAAAAAATCATTCTTAGGAAAGAAACATTCTTTAGAAACAAAAATGCAGATGAGTAAGTCACAACGTGGCAAACAGACTGGCAACAATAATTCTCAATATGGCACTGTTTGGATCACAAATGGTATCATATGCAAAAAGATGAAAAAAAATAAACCGTTACCAAGTGGATATAGGTTTGGTAGAAAATAATTATGCTCGAGTGGCGAAGTGGTCTAACGCACTGGATTGTCGATCCAGCATTCGCGGGTTCAAATCCCGTCTCGGGCGCCATTTTAATTATGGGGTTACGGCACAGTTGGAGAGGTGCGGCAGACTGTAAATCTGCTTCCGTAAGGATGAGTTGGTTCGAATCTATCTAGCCCCACCATTAGGGAATTTTGAATGTCTAACATACCGTTTTCAATAGAAACCATTAAACGAATTCATTGTGATGGATATCATTATGAACTATCATATGATAATGGTTCAGATGAAATAGAAATAGCATATGTTGAAGATGATGAAAAAAAGACAATAACATTTCCAGTCTTTGCAATATCACCACTTGTTGCAATATTGATGGAATTTGATGCATTGAATTTAATAGAAGATTAATATGGTGGTGTAGGTGTTGATAGATACATACTGGACTGTGAATCCTGAGTGGCGGGAGCGTTACCCGTACACCACCCCAAAATTAGAGATTTATTATGGATTATTATGACGCAATTTTGAAATGTTGTAATAGATATCGTAGTATGATGGATGAAGCATCTTACTGGGATGGTATGAATAAGTACCAAAAGATTTATGATTTCAATAATCAGTTAGCTTTAGAATGTAAAGAGAAGAAACTCTCTATCATGAAGTTAAATCGTTGGTTGGGATATATCCAAGGGCAATTGATTGCCATGGAAGAAACTTCAGTTGATGATGAGCGAGATTGGACTAGATTGATTTTCGCACCATTAGATAATATGCCCTCGTAACCAGTTCGGTCTTCTAAGCCGTTATCTGATTTATAAATCGTCTTGCTTGAGTATGACTCACATTCCACATCAGTGCTAATATTTTTAGCGAACCTCTCTGCGGATATTTTGAATTCGCAATATCATCGATTCTAGATTGTATTACGGCGCTATCTAATTTATTATAACTGCTTTTTCTCATTTTTTCTTTAGTAGCATCTGTATGAGTTTTTCCATACATTGGATGCGCCGTATGATTTTTTCCATACATTGGATTTTTTTCACCAATTTTCATTTTAGACAATTTAGATTTTGTGGCATCCGTATGTGTATTTCCATACATTGGATTATTAATGCCACTCATGTTTCTTGCAATCCAACCATGTGGCATACCGTCTAATGCGTTTTCTTCTCGAAGATTTGCCCATTCCTCGGATTTAACAATATTATTATCATTTGAAAATCTTAATGCAAATTTTGTAGCATCTTCTTGATCATCGAAACCAAATACATTAATCGTCTTCACATCAATAATACCGTGATTGTTGATATGTCGTTTCCAGTATGTTCCAGACCCAGTGTATTTAAATGGATCTTTTTTTCTGGTCATTCCAAAATATTTAAGACCGGTTACTGTGTGTTGTTTTATGTATAAGTATATCATTATTTATTTATAAAAACTTGGAGTTGAAAATGTGAGTTCGAATCTCACCGAGGGCTCCATTAATAGTTGACATTCTTTTCGTTTTAGTATATAAGAGTTATATCAAATCAAAGGAATTTAATATGGAAATCGCATATCAAACAATTGACGATGCTACTTTCTTTGAAACGATTAACGAAACTGTTGATCAGATGTTCTCAGATTGTGAAGAAATTGGAACCAGTGATGTTTCAATCTGTGTCCGTGAAATCGTAACATATTTGGGATTGGATTATGATACTTTGCCACAAAGCGATATCAATTACATCCGTTCTCACGTTAACACTGCAATACGGAATTTACTTGGTTAACATTCTTTTCGAAATAGTATATAAGAATATATCAAATCAATAAAGGAAATTATCATGAAAGTTACACACATTGAAGGACTCTGGGCATCGAATCCACGTTCATGGGCACGCGCTTATCATGTACCAATTTAACATCGCGAAAAAGTCCTTACTGCATATCGCGAAGCTGGAATAAAGGTTCGTATTCGATATCAGGGCCCGCGCGCACATTCAATTGATCGCACAATGAAGGGTGTTAATGGAGCTCAAGATTGGATTCGCGGTTCATATCAAGCGCAACTTACATGTCTTCGCGAAGATGCAAAATCCTTTTCAGTATATGATAGGTAATATAAATAGTTAATGCTCTCGTGGCCAAGTGGTCTAAGGCTGTCCCCTCATAAGGGATTGATCGCAGGTTCGAATCCTGCCGGGAGTACCATTTTAATATACACCGAGTTGTTGTATAAATAAATAATGCGGATATCGTATAATGGTATTATCACAGCCTTCACTAATTTAAAATATTATAAATAAGTAGAAGGCGAGAAAATATGCATTATACGGTTTATAAGATCACAAACAATATTAATTTAAAATATTATATTGGGAAACATCAAACAAAAAATCTTGATGATGGATATATGGGGTCAGGTAAAAGATTAAAAAGTGCCATAATAAAATATGGTATTGAGAACTTTAACAAAGAAATTCTTCATGTATTTGATTCTGAAGAAGAAATGAATGCTAAAGAAAAAGAACTTGTAGTTATTACAGAAAATTCGTACAATTTATGTGAAGGTGGTAACGGTGGATTTAGTTATATAAACAACAATAATATTCCTAAGTTTAAAGGTAAATCTCATATTGCAACAGCTAAAGCTAAAATGGGACATCCCGGAAATACTCATAATAAATGTCGTATTTTAAGTGATGAACATAAAAAAGCATTAGCTCAAGGGGTTTCCCGTGCATTAAAAGGTAAACCTAAAACCGAAGAACATAAACAAAAAATACGTGAGGCTTTACTACGAAGAAATAAAGATACGCGGATATAGCTCAATGGTAGAGCTTCTGGCTTCCAACCAGAGGACAGGAGTTCGATTCTCCTTATCCGCTCCATATAGAATAGGAAATATTATGACAACGAAAGTGACTGTAGACACTCATGCTGGATGGCCAGTATCAGTAACATGTATTGTGGGTGAACCACATTTAAGTACGCGAATTGAGACTGAAGTAGTTCCACCACATACTACAAAAGATTTTTATATTCATAGTGGTATGCGCATTAGTAATATAGAAAAACTTTCGTCTATTGACGAATACATCGAATCTCTGCGAAAGCAGATTGATTCGCAGAAACCGGCTAACTTTGTGCTCACCCCGATCTCTGAATCGGGTTGGTGAGTTACAACTTTTATTTAATGGGGCAATAGTATAACGGGATTACAGTGGCTTTGCAAGCCTCTGATCGGGGTTCGATTCCCCGTTGCTCCACATAGAACTTAAAACTTATAAATGAGCACAGATAAGACTTATTTGTAGGATTTAAGAATGTACTATACAGTGTACCGAACTGTAAACAAGATGGCAGATTCTCAATATCCAGATATATAAATATATTTAGATATTGCATATGATATAATGAATAATTGCGATTAAATTATAACAATATAAAAATTTAATCGGAACCAACATGATAGCAGACATAATTAATGCCATAACTAATCTTTTAAAAACTACAACTTATCTTTTCGTTAAACACCCACAGCACACATTCTTAGTTGTACTTTTAATGATAGCGGCATCATCATCATATTATAATAAAGTATCATTAGATAAGTTAAATGTTCCAGTTGCAGTAGAGCAATCGTCATTAAAAAGATCAATTGATTTAAATAGATCAATACCAGCTCTTATGGATGAATTAAAAATAAAAATTGATGCGTCTAGAGTAGTATTAAGACAATTTCATAATGGTAAATATGGAATTAGTGGTATACCATTTACGTTTGTTCAAACTACACACATTGTAGTAAGACCGAATACTTATAGTCTTAATTTGGACACGTGGCAAAGTTATCCAATTTCGACTATGTCATATACCCTCTCAATGTTGTTTCTTAATGATGATTTTACATGTAAATCTATGACTCAATCTGATGTTAGAGATTATTATTATTCAGAGCTTCTTGAGAGATATGATGTTTATGGCATTATTATGTGTCCTATGGTAGATGAAAACAGAAGAATACTTGGTGTTCTAACGGCTTCTTTCGATGAAAAAGATTATATTGATTTAGATATTAAGATGACCGATGTTAAAAAAAGTGCTTATGATCTTTCTAATGTATTAAGATTCATTAGTCATAAAGAACAAAAGCCCTGGTGGAATTTTTGGTAATAATGCCCTAGTAACCCCCTCCGCTACGAACGGAGAGACAGGTAACTGGATGAAAATGCAGGTTCGACTCCTGTCTAGGGCTCCAATTTATTAGTTGACATTTATTGTCGATTAGTTTATAAAATACTAAATAACGGGAATTAGCTCAGTCTGGTAGAGTACTCCGTTTGGGGCGGAGGGGCCAAAGGTTCAAATCCTTTATTCCCGACATTTAAAATGTGCGGGGTCAATACCTAATGTGTGCGCACTCTATCCTCTAGAGGGTTTTGCGAAGAGTATAGAAAAGAGAAATTAACACATGCGGGTATGGTGGAATTGGTAGACGCGCTGGTCTTAGAAGCCAGTGTCTTAGGACGTGGGAGTTCGAGTCTCCCTACCCGCACCAGATTAAGCGCTTATGGGGGAATTGGTAGACCCGCGAGACTTAAAATCTTGTTGCTTCGGCAGTGTCGGTTCGAGTCCGATTAGGCGCACCAGATTAAACTATCTGGCCCAGAGAAAACTTTGTTGTGGCAGGAGGCAGCTCGAACAACAATATTAGCAGTAAAAGTCTGCAGAGGTGCCACAGTTATTATAAATATATTATGCTCTCTTAGTTAAATGGTATAACAGTTGCCTTGAAGAGTTAATTCTTATAAATATTCTATAGGAGTTGATATGTTTAAATGTAAATACTGTGATATAAAGGAATATAGAACCCCATCTGGAATTGCGAAACACGAAAAACATTGTAGAGATAATCCGAATTATGTGAAGAAGATCACAAAGTCTCATATTTTTACGGCACAACAAAAGGAAAAAATGAGACTTAAAGCTCTTGGACGAAAACATACGGTCGCGACCAAGAAAAAATTGAGTATTCTCGCAAAGAAGAGAAATTTTGGAGGTATTACACAATCTAGATGGATTAATTATAATGGTCATGTATTGGGTTCAACTTATGAATTGAGGGTTGCGATTTCTCTTGATGAAAACAATATTAGATGGACTACGTGTAAAAAATTTAATTATATAGACACATTTGGAAAATCTAGAACATATACACCAGATTTTTACATTATAGATTATGATATATATCTTGATCCCAAAAATGACTTTCTCATTAACAACATCAATCCTGCTTTAGGGGTTAAGGATGAAGAAAAAATTCAACGAACCTGCGAACAAAATAATATTATAGTTTTAATTTTAAACAAAAACCAATTAAGTTGGAAAGAAATAAAGAAAATATTGCCCAGAAAGCATTGATGGTGATGCACCGGTCTTGTAAGCCGGGGAACTCAGTTCGATTCTGAGTCAGGGCACCAATATAGCTCCTTCGATTCTCTGATGGAGCACCAGTTTTATTGCGGGGTAGAGCAGTCCGGTAGCTTGTCAGGCTCATATCCTGGAGGTCGTAGGTTCAAATCCTACCCCCCGCATCCAAATACAATCTTATGGGATTGGTGAAATGGTATCATATCGGTCTCCAAAACCGCTGTTAAGAGTTCGAATCTCTTATCCCATGCATAGAATTAAGCACATGAAGGAATTTGATTATGACTGATTTGACTTGGATAAAAAAAGCAAAAACTGAAATACAGAATAGCTCTATGTCTAGCTCTGTCTATATCGGTTGTGACTCAATTCGCTTTAAGAAAAAGGGTGAATGGTACGCCAAATATTCTACAGTCATCGTGCTTCACAAAGACTCTAGACATGGTTGTACATTGCATCACAACACTGAAGTTGTTCGTGACTATGGCAATCTTAGACAGCGTCTAATGGCTGAAGTCGGATACGCTATCAGTGCAGCTCTAGAAATAGTTGATATTATCGGTGAAAGACATTTAGAAATCCATCTAGACATTAATCCAAACCCAATGCATAAATCTAATGTAGCTATAAAAGAAGCGCTTGGATATGTTAAAGGTACTCTTGGTATTGATGCTAAGGTTAAACCAGATGGTTGGGCAGCTACTCATGGTGCAGACCATGTTGTTAGACACTAGATTATTTGACGATCCTGATTTTAAAAAATCATTTTGGAAATGGTTTGATAATGAACTAAGTCCGCGAGAGAGAAAGAAATTTCAAGAATATCCCGCGGACTTAGCAGAATTTAATTATTACAATAAAGTGTGGAAACACGAAAATAATAGTTGACACATTCTACAAAATATGTTATAAGAATATCAATACCACGGTATAGTAGTTATGTAATGTTGGCCTCATGGGGGTTGCGGTGGATGGTTCGAAACCATCATTTTCACGCGTATGCGTGGGAAGTCTTTGGGTACCTGCATTGGGTTCGAGTCCCAGACATTACAGACTATGTTTACGGTAATGTTGCGATCTGTTGTTGCAACAACTGAGAGTTGAAAATATTGGTAGGTGAGGTTCTGGTAATCAGTGCAAGTCTGACAGCTGGATGTAGTTTTCTAAAGAATAAGCCGATGGTTCGAATCCATCC